TGGGCCGTAGTCACGAACAGATTCTTTCTTATAGAGTGTCTGTTCGATAACATCTTGCAAGTCATCAAAGGCATTTCTGTAGTAGAGTACTTCTTCGATGCGCTTGGCTTTTTCCTCACCCCTTAGACCTTTCGTCCAAGCTGAGTGCATTTACTTCTTAACCTTTTTCATCATAGGTTTCTTTTTCTTCTTAGGCATAGGCTTCGGTGGAGCCTTCTTCTTGTATGGTTGTCCTTTTGCAGGCATGGTTACATTCCCATATCTTGTGCAGCCATTAGCTCTTCTTCATTGATCATCTCTGCTTCTTGAGCCATACGCTGAGTTTCTAGTTGTTCACTCACTACAACATTCTCGCCATAGAGTGTGGGTTCACCTAGTTCATATGCAATGATACGAGCTAGTTCTTTACCAGACAAGTGAGGTGCTACGGTTGGGTCTTGTGCTTTAACTGCAGACAACTGAATTAGGTTCTGTACTCTACGAGCACGTTCAGCAAAGTGTCTTGCACCTACAGGAACAATCTTACCGTTAGCTGTAATGTCTTCTCTGGTTATTTCTAGGAACTGTAGGACACCTGCATCATCATCTGATACACGTACAACATCAGCACGGTTCATGTAACGACGAGCAGTCTCAAGCATAGTATTCAACATTGGTTCTAAGAATGTACGCTCGAAGTGTGCAGCCTTGTGTTCAAAGATACGAGATGCAGAGTTCTGTAGTGTCTGTACTTCGAATGCAGTCTTCTCACCTGGGGTACGGATACCCATAGCTTGCTTCGGAGCACCTGCCATCTCTTCCATCTTGTTCTCTAAGACTTGAATCTGTAGGTCTGCGTTTAGTGCAGTAGCATCAGGGGCCATGTAACCTACATCACCTTCTTCACCCATGTATATACGAGCACCAGGTTCGAAGTCGAAGTCCTCTACGTCACCCTTGACTTTCAAGATAGGATAAGCGATCTGATCAAACACATCTGCTTTCAAGTTCTCTAGGTGATCAATGCGGTACTGCATACCTACAAGATTATCTAGTGGACCCATTGCGTATAGGTTATCAGTACGGTTACGCCATCCGCTATGGAAGATTGGGGACTTACCCATCCATGATGGATTCTCTTGATTGTCTAGTACGTGAGCACGGTCTACAATAGTAATCACACGATCTGCCATTAACTGACCTGACATCTGATCGTAGATGTCTCCGTAGAATGTCATAATCTCTACGTAGTCTGATTCGTAGTATTGCTCAATGCTAGTGAAGCCATCAGCAATAAAACCTGCAGCCTTATCGAAGTGACCGTCTGTGCCTCGTACATTTTTACGAGCAGCCATCATCTTATCGAAGACACCCTGTAGATATTTATTTGTAGGGTCTGCATCAATCATACGCTTAATCTCACCAAGAGACTTAATACTCTTAATGATCTTAGGTGAGTCTGCGAATGATGATGCTGTTGGATTAAAACAAATATCGTATGGAGAGATGCGTACTACTTTAGGGCCAGTGTACTTAGGAATATATTCACCGTCTTCTTTTGTAGTAAATCCATCCTGCCAATCAACCATAGCAAAACAGTTACCATATAGAATCCAATCCTGAATCAAGTCAGATACTGTATTTAATAGGTCAGACTGTCTTACCTTATTTTCCATATAGGATTGGATTACATCACGTTTAGCTTTTACTGCAGCATCTCGTGAGTCAGCTTCCCAACGCATCCACTTCTGTTGAGGAAACAATGTAGCGAAGTAGTTAGCGTGTAGGTTGTCTGCGATCTGTGTAATCTTAGGAGTAGTCGTTGTGTTAGACCAAGGAAGGATTGCGTTAGCAGTAGTAGTCGTATCTGTAGCGTATACATAGTTACGTAGCTCTTTAGTACTCTCAATCCAAGAGTTACGTAGCTGATGCCACAAACGCCACTTATCTGCAATCTCTACAGCAAGGTTGTCTGGATCGATAAGATTTTCAATATCAATAGTGTTCATTACCTACTCCCTGCTCTGAAACGGCTATTCGCCCAGACAATATTACTATCACGTTTCCTGTTAAGGTTACGAGTTGGACGCACAGCCATATCTACGGCAGATGCTAGAGCGTCGATAACGTCATCGTGCGGTGGGTTCCTACTAGATAGTTCATCCTCTAGGTACTGTGTGTTACCACCTCTGTAGTGCCACATCTGAAGGTTGTCATATCTAGGTTCTAGAACCGAAGCAATACGCTCTTGTTTATTACCTTGTTGTTTGTTAGGTCTAAACTCATCAATACTTAGAGCTAGTCCGTGTTGCTTAATTAAATCTTTTAGTTGTTTCACGATAGCCATCTGAGCAACAGTAACCTCTGCACGTAGCTTACGGAATGACCATTTGTTGTGCATATCAAAGATGTGATCGAAGTACTCTGATATACGTTCTGTTCTGAACCTGTCGATGTCTAAAACATAAACATTATTATCTGCATCTACTCCTACAAGTACCAAGGCAGTGTAGTCAGCTTTTGCTCTCATACTAAACGCAAAGTCAATAGCAGCGAATAGATTAAGTTTATTATCTTTATAGAACCAGAAGCCATTATCTAGATGCAAGTGCTTCCTATCGAAGTACTGTATCTTGTCTCTACCTACAGGTACGTTATCTGGATCACTAGGATCGTTGTAGTACTGTGCTCTGAACTGACCTTTGTCGAGGTACTTACCACGTTTCTTAGCGAGTGTAGCTATATCGAACCCGAACCACTTACCATCTTTACGTTGTTGTTTAGGCCATAAGAACTCACCAGTACCATCACCACGATTCTCTACAGGCTTCTCTAGAATCTCGTATATCTGATCCTCACCTGTCTGTTCACCCTGATCATCATAGAGAACTTCTTTCATCTCCATCAGATCATTGTACAAGTCCTTGCTGTGGTAGCGTGTACCTACTACCCACTCCCTAGCGTCAGCACCTTCGATAGATGACAGCAATGAGTACTGACTTGCTACTTTGTTACGGCCCTCTAGGGTAAGAGCATTCTCAGCTACAACTACGTCATCAAGTACAGCAATGTCACAGTGTAAACCTGTCAGTGATGTAGTCAAGCCACCTGTAAAGATACTAGGGTCACGGACATTCTCTTGCTTACGTAGTGGGTGATCTAAGCTAATCTCTGAGTTAGTCCACCGTGTACGTTTACCTTCCTCTGCGTGGATGTGTTCAGGCCAGTAACGTCTATAGATTTCTGAGGTAAGGATACCTTTAATGAAACTAAGTTGTTTCTCAGCGAGGTTTGCTGTAGCAGAGATATACAGGATACGTAGTGTAGGGTCTTTAGTTAGTTCCCATGCTACCCTGTAAGCAATGAGCCTTGACTTACCGTGGTCACGTGGAAAGAGAAGAAGCTGATAGTTACGTGCGTCCTCTCTTGTCCACCATTCTATGACCTCTTTATGGCAATCCCCTAAGACCTGTTGTGGGGCAACTAACTGAATAAAGAACTCTAGATCATTCTCAGCAGCTTGCCGTATCTGGTCTAATGCTTGCTTTGCCATGTTGGTTCCTTACGGTTCTACAGGCCAGTCCTCGTCTGCTAGGTTAGGCCATGCGTCTGAATCAGTTAGGTCACGTAGTTCCTGACGGTACGTAGCCCATGCAGTCTTAGCTTCATTCGTCAACGGACTGTCATTCATCTGTGTCCAATCAGTATCAGCTAGTAGCTTATCACGAGTAGTACGATGACCTTCAGCAACTTTAGCATCTAGCGTAGCCTGATAAGCCGCCTCATGCTCTGCCTTGGTTGTCGTAACGCCATCCTCTGTGGTGTCTTGAAACATATCACGAGCAACGTAGTTTTCTACCCAGTTACCTTCTGCATCCTGAACCACACCATCACGCACTGATGTTTGGTAGTCACCTACTGTAGCAGGAGGGCTTGTGTACACAGGGTCTAAGTCTAGTGCGTCTAGGGTTGCCGCTTTCCATACACGAGGTAGGGACATGTTGGCGAACTCTTGCCGCCACTGCCCTTGTGTTTTTACGACACCTGTTGTTCTATTACGGTATTCAGCCATTTGATTGATCCTTTCTCATAGCTGTTGATTATGCGATTGCA